TAAGGTCTTACTATCTGGATTCTGGAATCACTCCAAGCATCACCCAGTCGAATCATCTCTGGACTACCTCTCCTCGGTTAGTTTGCACCTAAGCTGGATCGGGCTGTGCTCCCCCTGATGGATTCGAACCACCAACCCCAGAGTTAACAGCTCTGTGCTCTGCCGTTGAGCTAAGAGGGACTGACTATTTAATTTTAATACTTAAACTCTTTAATTTTGTTTGTCTTTAAATGATTTTGCACATCATGTTTTTTAATTGGTGTTTCACCTCTGCCATAATGACCATCCTCTTCTGTTACACCAGCTTGTTGCATTCCTCTGTGTGTGCTGTACTTTTCATATTCTTTTTTAAACTCTGGGTAGTCTTCAATATTTGAAACTAAGGGATCAAATTCTTCAGAGTACCCTCTTGGAACTGGAAAGAAACTAAATAATGGCTGACCCTTTTCAAACTTAATTTTACCTGGCTTGATAAATTTAAAGTTATATGTAAAGGTAAATGGAAGCCAATCAGTTTCCACTACGCCATCAAGTGGCTGGATTCCGTTTGCAATTAAGTTAGGAATACCACGAACATATGTAGAAACTCCTGGTGGAGTTTTAACAATAAAGTCTGGAATTAAACTCAATATTCCATGACCAAAGTTTGTTGCAGTAATTTTATGTGAATCCTCATTTTCACTTTCTGGAGGATTAATAACTGTTACAACCAGATCAGTTTCATAGGGACCACCATTCCATTCAGCAGTGAAGTCCATTGGGCACAAGACATACCACCCATAAGTATTAGCAACATTTAATGGCGTACAACGATAAGCATTGTTATGCGTTTCATCCATCCAAGTTCTTTTTACTTTTGGATTTACAACTTTGAACAACCTACTGTTTTTATCAAAGTATCTTAACTCAATAGTCTTTTCTTCCATTTTTCCTTCTCTATGTCGTAGGGATAGGAATCGAACCTACAAAGCTAAAGCGATTGATTTACAGTCAATGGGGCTCACCACCTGCCCAACCCTACGGTATTTAGTTATGAATTATATTATACAGATTGGACTTGAAGTTGTCAAGTTCAATTAGTTTTCTATTTACATTGCTAACTGTTGCAACTTGTTTTCCACCCCATAGTGGATTTGGTCCAACTTCGACATCAACATTTCTACTAAAGTCTAGCAGAAGCATCTGACATTCTTTAGGTGAGACTCCAATTAGAATAGATTTTTCTTGGATAAGTTTATGATACTTATTAATTCTTAAGTCTAATCTATCAGTCTTGTTCCAATATCCATCCATATCAGCATAGATATCTGCTGCTCTTCCATTTACAATTAAGTCTGCATCAGCACTAATTGATTTTTTCTTTAGGAACTCTCTGTCTTTATCTGCACCAACAAGTTTAGCGTTAAATCCTTTTTTGTTTAAATAAATAGTTACAATGTCTTCAACAAGCCATCCATAAACAAGATCTAAGGCATATTCAACTGGAGTTCTTTTATCTCTATTGTAAGTAATGGCACAAAGATTATTTAACTTATGCTCTGTATCTTTTGTAAAGTTAAGAAACAAACATTGCTCTAAAACTTGTGAAGTTAATTTATTAACAAACTCTTTGTTGTTGTACTTTGAATACAGTTCTTCTTCACTAACATCAAACATTGACATGATGTCAAAGATTGAATTTCTTTTTGCAATATATTTTTTATTAAGGATCATTAAATGGAACCACGCTTTTGCATTTCGGTAATCTCCCAAAGAAGAAGTCTTTCTTCTTTTGACAAATCATCAAAATCCTCAAAGTGTGCTGTGGCTTCTGTGGGAACAACAATCCATTCTCCATTAGGAGCCATTGTCATTTCTACATATCCCTTTTGCCATACTGAAAATAAAAGTTCATTTGTTACTTCCATGTGTGCATTAAAAAGGTCTGGAAAATCTTTAATCATTTTAGGTGCCATTTTATATATGGGTTCTCCATCTTCATCTATTCCAACTTGTTCAACATAGTTGTTCTCAAGCATGTACTCCATTATTTCTTCGTAACGCTCAAACATGTCATCAAAATCTTCTGGACCCATTAAACCATTCCTATGCCTTCCAGATATCTTAAGATGTCATCTGGTGCTTGTTTATTTCTTTCACGATCTTTACTAATATTATTATCCCACTCTTGCTTCTTGTTGTCAAGTGCATACTGCCTGTAGGTATGAACCTCAATGTCTCTGCTTCCTTGTCTTCTTGCAGTCCCAGCAATTGCATTATAAATTGAACCACAAACAGCATCTGCTAAATCTTTAGATCCCTTTCTTGGGTGATCTACTTTATCACGAAGAATTCTTAGTTGCAATAATTCGTCAATCAGAAGCTGAATAGATGGTGCAGCAAGTCTTTCTTCTGCTACAAGCATTTGCATATCTTCATAGTGCTTCTTTGCAACAGATAAAGTTTCTGAGTTCATTCCCATACCCTTTAACTCATTCATAATATCTAGCGAGTTCCAGCGGTCAAATGTTACAAGCTTAATTCTAAATCCACGATTCCTAAGATCTAAAATATAATTTTTAACATCTTTAAAGTCAACTGTTTTATCTGCAGTTGGTGTCCACCATCTAACAGCATCTACAACAACAAATGGATTTACTACATCATAGTCGTTAAAGGTGGATACCTTAACAAATTTTTCAACATGTGCCATTGATACTGCACAATGGTCATGCTTTTGTGCAAGGTCAACATGGATAAAGTATTCCTTATCTTCATCTGGAACAAACCACTCTGCAAATCTACCGCTATCACTTACAGCCAAAGCTGGCTGATTAAAACAAGCAAGAATTTTTTCTTTTGATCTAAAGAATGCATCTACAGCGTCTGGAGGCATACAAGCAAATCTTGACAAGGCATCTGTTGGATTTGTAAAGAATTGAATTTTAAAGTCTTCTATCTTTCTTGTTGGATTTATTTCCCATGTTGGTCTGCGTAGTGCAAACACTCCAGGAAATTTGTATGCAGTAATGTGATCCTCTTCCCATTGAACAGTAAATTCATTGTTTGGATCATATACTTCTAAAGCATCGTCTAATTTAAATGTGTGCTCTCTAAGCTTTACTTCTTTATCTGCAATTACTGCATCATATCTAGTTTGAATATAGTCATTTCTATATCTTGGGAATGAAAGCAATACAACTTTTCCAAAGTCTGGGAATCGTGAATCAACAGAGGCACGATACATCTCGTATATAGCCTGACCAGTCTTAGCTTGATCATGTCCAGATGTGCTTTCTGTAGCAAAGCCTGAAATTTCATCTAGAATAACGCAAAGAACATTGTATCCTTCAAAGGCTTCTCTTTCGGAGTGTCCTGAGTGACAGGTAATTCCTTTGTCAAAACTTACAGAACCTGCCGTGTAAGAATACTTTCCTTGAAACCATGGAGACTTATCAATTCTATTTTTTAAACCTTTAAAGAAAACATTCTTTGCTTGTTCAGCGTTAATAGCAATATTAAGAATGTCAATTGAGTCACCAGGAGGTTTGCCATAGTATTTTGCTGGATCCTTTAAGCATAATAGCAAGTGAACCATATATGCTACAGAGATAGTTGACATGTAGTCTTTTCCAGAACCCTTGCCAAGTTGAAGAACTACTTCATTGCAAGTTTGTTTCCAAATCTTACTCCCATCTTCTTGACCAAAAACATTCATAAGAGTTTCTTTTTTGTAGATTTGACTCATAGCTTTGATTGCAGTATATTGATAATCAGAAAGTGGTGGCAACCCCAAGTATTCTCTTGAGGTTACAAACTCTTCAATGGTAACTGGCTTCTCATCGAATTCATCTCCGCCAAGAAGACTTATCATGTCTTCAAACATTAGAACGCCTCTGCTTGTCCTGTAACTCCACTTAGTCTTGAGAAGACTTGTGGTTTGCATTTATCGCAACCAGAAACAACATCTCTAATAATTTCAACAAGTAGCTTTTGCTTTTCTTCAGTTTCAAGAATTTGTTCTGCCAACTCATTGTTATCCAAGACTCCTGCTTTTTGCAGCATGTCCATTTGTTTTTGTTGAATATCAGCAATAAGTTTTAGGGCTGATGTCTTTTGTGGAAGTTGTGCGGTTAGGTCTGCCTGTTCTACTACATCCCAGGCTTCTTTAATAAGCATAGAATAATGTTGATCTGCACCAGCTAGGGCTTCTCTTGCCCTCATTTGAATTTGTCTATCACTTTGAATGACTGTACGCCATTCATTTAGGTACTCAGTTACTTGGGATCTCTTGTATCCAGTAGCAGTTGCAATATCATTTGGGTTTGTGTTTCCACGCAAAAACTCTTCAACAACCTTGTTGATTCTTTCCCAACGCTCTGCTAGTTCAATCTCCGCTGACATTCTTATTAATCCTTTTCTTCTTAGGTTTAATTATACCCTTTAAATCCCACAAATAAAAGGATCTATACCCAGTAGGACCAATAACATCAATCCATTCCATGCCAGAGTCTGTATTTTTTACATACTTTACAAACCTAAATTCACCACGGACATTTTTTATTTTAACCAATGTTCCTGGAAAGATTGAGTCTTTTCCATGAACATATTCAAGCCTTACATCCCAGTTAGGATTATACTTTAAGACAACCTTTTTCCTAGACACTAACGATATCCTCCAGCAGTTGGTGCCCATACGGAAACATTTCCAAGAGTCCAGCTTCTGGTAAGAACATTTCCACATTCCTCGCACTGCTGATGGTCCCTATCGTCAACCCTTACATTTGGCTTTTCAATAGACTTATCACAAGTCATGCATGTATATTCATAAGTAGGCATTATTTACCCTCTAGTCTATTAATCTCATCATTAATATAAAAGATTGCCTTCTGCAAATCTTCTATTTGTTTTTTGTCATCTTTAAGTCCAGCTCTCCAAAGGTACTTAAAGGCATTGCCAACATTAAAGTTTCTGTGGCGTGTAATCTGAATACACTCAACACCAGATGGGTCATTTGTGTAGTGGAGAGGATGATTTACCTGATCTACTTCAATATGAAACTTATCTTCATACTCGTGCATTTAATTTTCCATTCTTCTGTATAAGTCTTTTAATCCCTTTAGAGTTCCAATGTCCATATATTCTCCGTCATTTTTAACTGCCTGAACATCAAACCTGGATGTTACCCACTCTTGGATTTGTTCTCCTGGATGGTTTCTATTTGGGTCTATATATCTTATCATATTTTTGCGGAAAAGTAAAGTACCCCACAAATATTCATAGTCACAGTTGTCTGTTTTATCTTTTGACGCTATTACTTTGTTTCCAAGAGTAGCAATTTGACCAACCCTGCCCTTTAATGAATCTGGACAATCCCAAATACCTAAAACTAAATCTGCATTGTTTGAGTTTTTTAATAGTTCTGAGTAAATGTTCTTTGTTGAATTTAATATATAAGTATCAGGCATCCCAACCAACACTGTGTCGTTATACTCACCTATCATAAATTTAACCGCTTCAGACATCGTTGAAGGTTCTCTAACGATAAGCTTTATATTCATGTCCATGTTTTGAACAATTGGAACCCACTCTGGTCTTGTTGCAACACGAACTTCATCGCATACTTCAAGCATTTGATTTACATGCCATTGTAATAGGCACCTGTCATCACTAATTGGCAAACAAAATTTTGGTATTCCACCAACTCTAGATGCCTTTCCTGATGCAGGAAGAACTCCA